CGAGGAGCTCACACCCGCAGAGTATAATGATCTGCGAAGAGAGAATGCAGATTGGTTATCTGGGAAAGATAAAGTAGGAATGCCGTAACCAGTTGAAAAATAATTCTTGACACTTTGGTCAATCTTCCGTATAATACTTGTATTGAAATTTGGGAAAGAAGCAACTGTGGGACTGTTCTACGACAGCTCTCTTTCCCATCACTGCCTACCTCTATTGAGGCAGTATAAAGCGTATGGCATAGAGGGGCTTGGTAAGTGCCGAACTTGACTGGGGTTTGTTTTAGGTAGGTATTTTGTTTTTCCTGTTTCCCTTAAAAAGCAAAACTGAGGTGCAGTGTATGAGTACTGCGTGGTTAATGGCGAGGCGGTCTATTTTCCAACTATAATTAAAAAGTCCTTTTGCCCTTGTACTTAGTCAGTCGAGGGCATTTTTTTAACTCCTCCTTAAAAATTTCTTGACATTTTCCCCAAACCTCCGTATAATACTCGTATAAATTCTAAAAAGGAGTGACATATGGGCGATGTAATCGACTTTCCAAGCCAAGATGTAAAGCTGGCACAGTTAGAAACTGAAATCAAAAAAGCAGTAACAGATCTAGAGTTCAAGTATACAGAGTTAGATACTCTGCATGAGATACTGAATGAGCGTGAGAAAGAAGCAAACGAGCTTGAGAAGAGTTATGATGTGACTCTAAAAGAGTATGTAGACTTAGAAGGTATCGAAAACACGCCTGCTCTATGGCTCACTTACTCCCGTAGTTGTGCTGTGAAAGCTATCGCAGATGGTGAGTACGAGATGATATGGCTAGGGACGGATTTAGAAGATGAGTGATTTAGAAGAGATGCTAAAAGATCTGCTTCTTATAATGTGGTGTATTTATATTACAGTAATGACTGTAGCAGGTTTCTTTGATGCGAAAGAGTTTCTAGATATTATGGTAGGAATTTTCGCGTGGGCATTTATGATTATTATACCTGTTGGTATAAGGGGGCAGTAATGAGAATTAAAGAAGATATACAAACAATGTGGGAACGTGGCGTATCAGTACACGTTATCGCGAAGAAGTACAGTTGCGAACCTATAGATATTATGAGAATATTGGGGATTTGGGAATGAATTATACAGAAGAACAGACAGCCTTTCTAGTAGAGAAGTATCAGGACAATCCTAGTATGGAAACTGTTGTGCTACTTGCAGAAAAGTTTGACAAAACTACAAAGTCGATAATCGGCAAGCTCAGTAGAGAAGGAGTATATAAACGTGCGGTCTATAAAAGTAAAAGTGGCGAACTTCCTGTCACGAAAGTGGAACTGGTTAACAACATTGCTGAGAACCTGGGAATTGAAGTTGAGAATCTGGTGGGTCTCGAAAAAAGCCCAAAGACAACTCTCAAAGCGCTCGAAGTAGCTACGGGGTCAAAAATCTAATGCCGAAAGGAGCAAACGGAAGAGAGGGTTGGATGTACAACGATTATCATATGGTTCTAGCAGAGGGAGATATTGTGTTCTATACTGTGGATTGTCCCTGTAGAGAGATGGGTATTGCTACTATCTGGAGATGGGAGACAGGAATTACAGTAGATCAGGAGCAAAACTTTAGAGACAATAGTAGTAATCCTTATAACCCTCGTTGACCCCGCTGCGGGTGTAATGCGTAATAGCCTTGACTAGGAAACTAGTTGAGGCTTTTTATTGTCTAGAACAAGCAGGAGGCCAAAGGGTAATCTAGTACAATTATAAGCAATTAAAAAGAGGTATTAAAAAATCGCGATTGGGCAAAATTATCGGTATAGTACAGGTTGTAAAAATTAGATGTAAGTGTAGTAAAGATGTTTAAGGTCTCTTTGACCTCATTTGGTGATAGTTAATTATCATAGTCATTAGCAATTGATCAGATAATCACTTGGTTGATGTGTAATTTGTAGTGCGGTTATTGCTAGTTTGTAACAACAACGTAATAATATTATGGATTCGTCATTCTCTCTCCTTTAATTCCGAGAGAAGACAATTGCATAAATATCACTATGTTACATCACTAGCAGTTAGTTGTGAAGAATTGTAATTGATCTTAGTGTCTATCAATATAGAGTATATTTTATCACACTTTTTGAAATTTGTAAAGGTATAATTTTTGAGCAGGTGTATCGCTCTTCCTTGAGCGAGAAAGTAGATTACCGTTGCTGAGATACAAAAATTATTTTTCAGAGGTATTGTAAACTCTGAGGTAGAATGGTGTGCTACACAACCTCGGTGAGGGCATCAATGGCTGCAGTAAGTTGCTCGAGATTGCCAAACACAAAGCTATAATCAGTAGCCCATGAGTCTTCGACTCCTCTTTGTTTTGCAGAAAGTTTAAGTACGAACCCGTTGTCTGCAACTGTAATTTCAAAGGTTCTTTCAATTTCTTCATAATCATCAAACATTAAATTGCTCCGTCTAGTATATCTTTTAAATTAGGGTGGAAGTAGTCTGGGCCTTTTAGTATCTTTCCATCTTCACGATAGATAGGCTTACCATCTGCTCCTAGTTTACTCATGTTGCTACGATGCACTTCGTGGTAGCATTCGTCTAAGTCAATACCAAAGGCATGACCTGCTCCATATACTACATAGAGAATGTCAGTAAGTGCGTCTGCAATCTCTACAATGTCCATCGCATTTGTAGCGACAGTTAATTCTTCAAACTCTTCTCGTATCAGTTCTAGTCGTAGCTTGGCTAGGTGTGCTGAGGGAAGAGTGGGTGTATCTAATACTTCTTGACCGAAGGAACTCATAAAGTCACCTGCAAGTTCAAAGTTGGTACTCTCAAATAAATCATCAAATTGCATAGTTCTTGTTCCTTTTAACATCTCTACGGGGTCGTAGTTCTCTATTACGGGATCAGTCCCGCTCATTACATCAGCAGCGTCATCTACTGCTGTTTTCTTGCTAAAAATTCTGTCCCAATTGTCTGCAAACTCTGATTTGTTTCTGTCATCAAGTGGGCGTTGTTTGCTTCCTTTACCCATAAATCACCGCCTTAATATCTTTGAGGTCAATGAATAGAAGTGTTTCTCCACCTACATCAAGTGCGTCACTTCCTGCGTATTTACCAAAAACTACAGTATCTCCTACCTCTATACCTTCAACATCGCCTACAGCGCGAACTTCACCTTGAGCAGGTGCTTCTTGGTGGGTTTGAGTAAGAATGATACCACCAGTGCTTTTCTCTTCAATCTCTTCTCTTTTGACGAGTAGTCTCTCGCCTATTGGTTTCACTTTCATCGTAATATGTCCGAATATATCTTTAGTTTATTTCTCTTAATTGGAATACGATTGTCTAACTGCTCTTGAGTTATCCAACCAAACTCCACCATCAAATCTATCATACAAAGAACGTCCCCTGCTTCTTTTGCAAGCTCTTCTACTTTCTCAGCATCAAAGCCGAATCGTGCCACCTTACTTGCAGACTGAGTCAGCTCTCCACATTCTTCCATAAGTATGACAAGTAGTTGTTGCTTCCAAGTCATTTTATCACTGAGCCTCATCGAAACCCTCCGACAATATTTGTATCTGACCTATACCTGCAAGAATTAATCCAGTAATTAAGAAATAAACTGCGGGGTCTGCAAAAGTCCAGATGGATAGGTTACATAAACCTAGACCAAGAGTAATTGCTCCAGAGTTGCGAAGTAAGATATTTTTAAGTCGTTGCATAAGTTATCCTTTGTTTTTCAATTTATAAGAGTATTATACGCCAAATCACCTAAACTGTCAAGAACTATTATAATATAGCTGGGCGCTCTAGCCAGTTGTCATGCAAAGAATACCATTCATCGGCACGTGCTTTGCTATCAAATTGTGGGCTAACAGTTATTCCTTTGTCATTTTTCCAGTACCAAAGACCTGCTTCTTCAATTAGTTGCATGAAATTTCTCCTTCCACTCTTTGGCTTCCGCCTGTGTATCAAATCTAGGGCTTTGCATTAACCCTAGCCAATTTCTCCAATACCACTGCCCCTCTCGGTTTACAAGGCTCATGCTACCTCTTGAATAAATAGCTCCACGTTTTGTGTATCTGCTCCATGCTCGTCTAGCCATTCGTCTTTTTGTTCATCTGTCATGTAAACCCATTCTGAAGGCATAGGTTTATAGCCTTTTGGTGTAGCAATAACTAGTTGTTTCAATTCAACCACCCTAAGTTTGTTGCGTTGCCTAGTATAATCATAAAGCAAGTAAAAATATGAACGCACCACCAGAAAGTTCTTATTCCAGCAACTACATTCGCCTGTTTATCTGTCTCTCCTACTTTCTCGCCAAGAGACTTTGCCCAGATACGCCACCATTTCTTAAGCACGTTTCTCACCGTACCAGTGTAAGTATGAATCTTGGTGTGCGTTATCTTCAAAAATTACTGTCGTCTCATATACATTCGTATGCTCCTGTACATGATACTGATGTTTTGGTACATGATCCTTTAGCCACGATCTTGTGGCACGAGTATAGTCGCTATGAATTTTAGTTTCACATCGACTGTTGCCCATCCATCTTCTTTTATAATCTACAATATCTTGCGGTGTCATAATTTTTTCACCTCCCAGGGGTGGAAGAATAGAAGACCTTCTTCACAGTCCTCTTCCACTACAGCTAACCAATCATCTTCTAGGTCTAGTAAGGTGTAGATTTTATCCCAAAGGGGAGCGTAAACCTCCTCCCCTTCTTCAAAGTTTGCCTGTAGATACTTTTGACCGTACCTCTTCACATATTGTTTGTGGTCTGCCTGAGCCTTTAGTTGCTCAGGAGTGGCTTTTGTCCTGAATCCAAATACCATGGTATCTCCGTTCTACAGTCGCTACACAGCTTTAGTTGAAAGCTATATAGTAAAATTAAGTGTGTGTTGCCACAGTTCGGGCATTTTTTAGTGGTCTCTTTTTCGCTCATCTCTGCGTTTCTCCCACTCTTTCTGTTCATATTTTGTTTGTTCCCAGAGACAGTAAGCCCCTGTAACAATAATAAGTAAAAATAAAGTACTGCCAGCAAATTCTATCATTATGATTCCTCCCAGAATAGTTCAGTTAGTATATCTTCATAAGCATAGGCTTCTACTTCCCAGGGACTCTCGTCATAGTTAAGTCCTGTACAGTCAATGGTTTCTTCACCACGACGCCACACATGATCTACTAAGTTAATCTGCCCTCTGGCAAATTGCTTAGCGTGTACTATCTCGTGGGCTAATGTTCTTGCAATCTCTACGGGTGTGTAGAGAGTTTCTTCACCGCATTCATACACATGGTGTGTAGCGATGTCAATGACTGATTCTTCTTCGTCGCCTAAGCAGAACCCTGCGTGGCTACGATCATCGTCAATGAATTTTCTAAAATTTACATGAATATCATAATTTCCGATGAAGCTACAGAACAAGGCGTTCGTGCAGTCATCAATGTAGTCTTTGTACTTCTTGGAAATGTTTTTGCCTGTGCTGATTTTTATCATATATTTTTCTCCGATTTATGGGAATATTATACGCTCAATTCAGGACTGTGTCAAGTGTTAAATAAAACGACCAGAAAAAAATTTCTTATAATTTGAGGGAGTTGTGGTATATACACAAGCCCATGCTCTTCTTGGTTTTTCTGTAAAGTTAATGCCTGAAGCGTGAACAGTGTTCCCGTCTAATACCAGTATATCTCCTGCCTTCAAATCAACAGGCACATCTTCAACTTTAAAACCTCCGCTCTCTGGAGTTATATCATCAAGTATCCACATGAAGTTGATTTGATGCAACCCTTCCGGAGCATACTGATTGTCGTAATGTTTAGCAAATGCAAACGGCTCTTTGGGCATCTTCACAACTACTTGATCATTATAGTAGTATGCCTCTGACATATATTCTGATACAAGGCTCTTCATAAAGTCAGAAGAGTAAAGAGCATGTAATGTTGGACTAATTCGAGAAGCTGTTTCTATACCTCTCCAGTAAGTACCCGTACCTAAATTAGATGCCATTCCTAGCATCGCATTGTCTATTAACCAGTTCTTTAACTCAAGAGTAGCTTTACGAGCTTTCTCAAGCGAGTCAGAAGGTATTACACCTCTTAGTATTTCATAGGGTTTTTGCACATCTTTTCCTGTCTTTTCTTCTCACGCATGATGGCAGCCTTTTTCTTGCTCTTGCGCTTCTGTGCAGGTTTCTCGTAATATTCTCGTTCTCGATATTCAAATAGGCGATTGTCGTCCATAATCTTGCGCTTGAACTTGCGTAGAGCTTGGTCTACCTTTCCGTTGCGTACATCAATCTTCATGTAAGTACCACCATAAAAATACGCACAGTAGCGTTATTGCAATTATGTCATTAGTTCCCATTCTTAAACCTGTAACCTCTCTTACGTAAGTAAGTAACTTGATTCTTTATAGCCTGCTCCGTTCGATTGGGGAGCATGAAAGCCATATCCTCTAAATTCAATATAAAATAGTACTCAGACAATATTCTGCGCTCGTCTACTGTCCACGGTTGCTTTTTATATTTTTTCATTGGAGTATTATAAAGTATGAAAGGTCTTTTGTCAAGTATTATTTTCTAACTCCTCAAAAATAGTTGTTGACAGATGAGCTATTTTGGTGTATAATCCCAGCTTAGAGACTGGAAATTTATTCAGGATTTGAGAAAAAGTTCTTGACAGAGTCCTTATTATTCCGTATAATACTCATTCTGAGATGGAAATACTAATCCGAGAACGGAGAAGATTATGATGGAGATTGCTATATTTATATTCTGTCTTATCGGGTGTGGCGGACACTGCTATCACTTAGGTAGACAGGAGGGTATCGAAACAACGATCGAGCACTTAGTCGATCAAGGAATGCTAGAGGTAGAGAGTGAAGAATAAGTTACAGATAACAGAATTTAATGATGGACTAGTAACAGATACAAAATATAAAGTACACGACTCATACACAGTGTACATGATAACAGACAACAAAGGTGTTGCAGAAACAGCCTTTGACTTACTCAAAAACGAATATAATCAGGAACATAAAAATGCCAGCTAAATTTAAAGAATCAGAAGGACGTTTTGTAAAAAGACGAAAAGTAGGTATGAAGCACTACTACCTACACGCAACCCCAACAGACGAGTTGTTGAAAGCATTCGAGAACGATAGTACCAAGCCTAAACACAAAAACAAGTATAAGAACGAGCTTGTAAAGCGAGGCGTACTAAGTTATTAGTCTAGCACACTTATAAGGGCTCGCATAGGTTCATGCGTTAAAAGAGTCGTAAAAGAAATCAGACTCCCTTCGGGGACAACGGAGAAAAATACGATGAATTATGAACTAACTTATAGAGGCGTAAAATACGTTAAAGTAGTACAACCTACGAGTGGCGTAAAAAAGACCTCTAAATAACCTACCAGCGCACAGGTAACTGTGCGTTGTTTTTAACCGTCTACCGAAAGGAGACACAGAACGTGCCGAAAGGGCGTACGGAGATATAAAATGACTACTACACAGCAGTTATCAATGGCAGACCTGCCGAAATTTTTTCTAGGGTTTGACCGAATGCATGACCAGTTCCTTAATAATACTTTTGACAATGGCTACCCACGATATAATATTGTAAAGACCGGTGAAACAGGTTACTTAATTGAACTTGCTATACCAGGTTGGGACAAGGAAGATGTTGAAATTAGCCTACACAAGAACGTATTACAGATTCAGGGCAAGCGTAAGCAACAGTCACCAAGTGATGAAGTGTATCTTCATAAAGGCTTGAGTGGTAAATGCTTTACACGAACCTTCAAAGTTGGAGAGTATATTGAATTAGAAAAAGCATTCATGGAGCGAGGTCTCCTATGCATTAGTCTAAAACAAAACACTCCAGAATCTGAATTACCTAAATACGTTAATATAGATTAACAAGAGTCAAAAATTATAGGAGAACTTGAATGCGATTTCGAGACGACGAGCGTGTGTGTCTATTTTGCAACGTAGCATCAGCATTAATAGCCGCAATGCTTCCAATACCAGTGATTTATTTCGCCAGTTTACAATACGGAATTTAATAAGGAGATCCCATGAATAGAGAACAAGTTCAAAGCCAGTTAGCAATAGATGAAGGTATAGTACACGCAGTATACCTAGACCATTTGGGGTATCCAACCTTCGGGATAGGACACCTCATTAAAGATGATGATCCAGAGTTCGGATTAGATGTTGATACACCCATATCCGAAGAGCGTGTTACAGAAGCCTTTCAAGCAGACTTAGATATTGCGATTAGCGAGTGTCAAGCTCTCTATGACCAATGGGACGGCTTTCCAGGGGAAGTACAAGAGATACTAGTCAACATGATGTTTAATCTTGGACGAACCCGCTTATCTAAATTTAAGAACATGAGAAAAGCAATCGATAACGAGGACTGGGCTACTGCAGCAGTGGAAGGACGTGACTCACGTTGGTTCCGCCAAGTAGGTAATAGAGCAGAACGACTTATGGAGCGCCTAGAAAATGTCTAAAGTACTATTAGGCGTAATCGGAGCTATGGCAGTTTCCGGTTACGCCTTTTATTACCTCAGCGTAGTACCTCTGAAAGTAGAAAACAAAGAGTTGTTTGAAGAGAACACAGCTTTTGAGTTAGCTATGAAAGAACAGCAAGAGACTATACGCAGAATTGAGGAAAACATTCAAAAGACTCAAGAGAGTCTGAATAAACTTACCAAAAAGAATCAACAGTACGAGCAGGAACAGGCAGAGTATCTCGATATATTTCGTAGACACAGCTTAGCTAAACTTGCTAGTGCGAAACCCGGACTCGTAGAGAAACGAGTTAATAACGGAACTCAGGAGGTATTTAATGCGATTGAAGCAGATAGTAAGCGCATTAGCAATCTTAACAATTAGTGGTTGTTCTCTCTTTCCTCAAGAAGCTAGGGAAGTAGAAATTATCACAAAACCTGTACAGATAAACATCACACAGCCTACCCTACCACGACCTGTCGAGTTGAAAGAGCCTCGATGGTATGTCGTATCAGATAAAAAGATAGCAAACGAAGATCGTACGTATCTTGATAAATTCATAGAAGATATTAAGAAGAAACACGGAGGAGACATTGTCTTTGTAGCTATGAGTGTAGCCGACTACGAACTAATGGCTTACAACACACAAGAACTTAAAAGATATATAAATCAGTTAGGTGAAGTAATCGTTTACTATAGAAACGTAACCATCAATGACGAACCTGCGGGTGCTCTTGGTGTAGCAGTTGAAGAATAGTTCTTGACACTTTTCTTGAAGTTTAGTATAATAGTTGTCTAAATTTACGGAGAAAAGCATTGAATTTATTTTACCTTGACAAAGATCTCGACAAGTGTGCCGAGTATCATGTAGACAAGCATATCGTGAAGATGCCTCTTGAGGTAGCACAGTTGCTATGTACAGCCATATGGATTGACAAGCATCTAGGCTTTATACCTCGAGCTCTTGAGAAAGACGAGAGAGACCATCTAAACGCTTTGAAGAAAGAGATCAAGCATCTTCCACCAGAAGAGCGACCACTCACACCATATCTACCTATGATGTACAATCACCCTTGCACAATCTGGGTACGTTCATCACTAGATAATTTTGAGTGGACTCACTGCTATGGTAATGCTTTGAATGAAGAGTATCGTTATCGCTATGGTAAAGACCACAAGTCAATTGCACAAGTAGTAAACAAACTACCTGAGCCTGAGAATATGCCTCGCAAGGGGTTCACTACTTTTGGTCTTGCTATGCCTGACGAGTTGAAAGACTATGACAATCCAATCCAGTCGTATCGTGATTACTATCACCTCGACAAGGGTACGTTTGCAGAGTGGAAGTATCGAGAAAGACCACCCTGGTGGAATGATGACTATGCAGACTACGAAAAACGGATCACAGCCAAATAAATGAAAATGAAAAACATTGCAGCTTCAGGAGAATTACCAGTGTGGGTAGCAGAAGATCACGAAGAACAAAGACCGTTAGAGCGGCAAGAAGGTGGATCGCACTACGATCTGCCTATACAACCATTAGAGTATATACACGCAAATGGTTTAGGATACATCGAAGGAAACATCATAAAGTATGCGACTCGACATCGAGCTAAAAACGGTGCCGAGGACATAAAGAAAATTATACATTATTGCGAATTATTATTGGAGTTAGAGTATGGCGCGGAAAGTAGTAAAAAAGAAGGACTACGAGAACTTATCGACTCAAAACATCGAGAAGGTAATAGGGCTTCTAAACCCCAGTTCTTCTCAGAAACCTATAACAAAGAAGGAAGCGTGTGATATTCTGAATATAGCCTACAATACTACTAGGCTAAATAAGATTATTGAGGAGTACCATGAAAAGAAAGCATACACTGCACAACGCAAGAAAAAGCTACGGGGTCGACCCGCGTCTCAAGCTGAAATTGCGGAGGCTTGCGAAAGCTACCTGCAAGGCGGGACGATTTCAGAGATTTCTAAGTCCCTTTTCAGAAGTCCTTCCTTTGTTCGTACACTACTCGAGACGGTCGGCGTACCCCAGCGTCCTGCGAATAAAGAAGAAAAACTTGGGTCGCACTATTATCCGGATGCTCTCTTGTCAGATGACTATGCGGAAGGGGAGGTTGCGTGGTCGGCGACATATCATGCCGCGGTAGAAGTACACGCACGACTCACCCCCGAATACATTGCAAGTAAGAAGGGTCTAGGAAATACCAACTATGATAGCAAGTACGGCTGTCCTGTATATGCAGTATACATTAAACAGAAGGTTGACAGCGATGATACTTTCTTTTCAAATGTAACAGCAGGTGGTTTCTCTGCATATGTTCCTGCTTATGAGTTATGTAAGCTAGAACATTTGAAGCAGTACGGTGTAAGAATAGATAGACTATAATGAGTACAGAAATTTTACTTAATTGGATACTAGATAAGGATAACAGAGACAGGTTTGCAACAAGTCCTGGCTACCAGAAATCTGGTTATGTGGTGGGGATAAAACACTTACAAATACCTACTCCCGAACTAAAAGCAAACGGATTTCCTTTTCTAGTGCTTAGAGAGTTAGCAGATTTTCTTTTAGACTACTTTGACTTAGATGTGAGTACAGAGATTGAGCCAAACTTTGGGTATTTATTGTGCTATTCAGAGGAAGGGCATGAGGTACAGGTACATAAAGACCCAAACAATAATTTAGTGGGCGAGGATCAAAGAACACAAGAGTTCAAAGGTATAGATTATTTAGAAGATAAAGTTCATGTTCGTTTAAATATATTATTATCAAAGTCAGAAAAAGGTGGAGATCCGATAATAAACGGAAAAATAATACCTGTGGAAGTGAACGAGCCGTGGTTGTGTCTAGCAGGTGTATACCCGCATAGTACAACAATCACAGAAGGGCCGACTCCCAGAGTATTAGTAAGTTTAGGGTACTTCATACCTACTGAGTTTGCAAAACTAAGAGGTTGGATTAATGAGGTTCCAAAAAATATTACTTGACAGAAGTCCTTAATTTGCCGTATAATATCATTTCAAATTTAGGGGAATAACCAATGTCGGAACGATTCTACCTTTCACAACTTAAAGCTCTGGGTACTTGCCCAGGATATAAACAACCTAACAAGAGGAAGCGCAAAATGGCGTGGGACGACGATAAGAAAGCACAAGCAGTAAATCTGTATGAAGAAGCAGAACCAACTTCAGAGACCAGTATGGAGATTGTAAAAGATATTGCAGAAGAATTAGACGAGTCACCTAATGGTGTCCGTATGATCTTAACCAAAGCTGGCGTTTATGTTAAGAAAACACCTGCTACTAAATCTAGTGGCGGTTCTACAGGTGGAGGCACAAGAGTATCTAAAGCAGCAGCTGCAGAAGCACTTATCGCCGCACTTGGTGATGCAGGTCAAGAAGTCGATGAGGAAATCATTGCTAAGTTGACTGGTAAAGCATCACAGTATTTCACCAAAGTAATCACTGCGATTAACGAAGGCTAAAATACCAACCCTACTAGCTTCGGCTAGTGGGGTGTTTTTGTATTCACGAAAAGCACCAAACAGTATGTAACATCACAATAATTATTGCTGAATTACTACAAAGGAGCTAAAGTGAAAAAGCAAGAACTAGCTAACCTCGTACATGAGTATGGGGACGCAATCATTACTTATCGTAGTGAACAATCAAGAAAGCTAAAGTATAATGTATGTACGTTAGACTTTAGTACACCTTACATTCAGACAAAAAAGAATAGAGCAAAAGAAACAGATCAAACTTTATTATTTTTCTGTTGGGATACTGATTCCTATCGTTTATTGCGTCCGTCCAATGTGTCGAGTGTAGTACCACTTTCGTCTGTGCTAAAAAACGAAGGTAGAAGGTAGTGGACTTACATCAAGCACCTGAAGCATATTCTCGTGTTATACACTATGACCAAGTAAAAGAACAGCAGATACGTCTGACTATTAATACTTTTCGTGGTATAGAATATATGCACTTGCGTAAATACTACATGGACTTTGATGAAGAATGGAAGCCTACTCCAGAAGGTGTAGCAATGCCGCTTGACCTGACAAACTCAAGAGAGCTTTTCGCAGGGTTGATTGAGATACTATCTCTAGCCGAGTCTAAAAGTTTAATTGAAGAACATTTTTCCGATTTAATACAGGATCTATATAAATAGTTCTTGACAGGTTTCCTAAAATCCCGTATAATAGTATTTCAATTTTAGGAGAAGAATAAGTGAAAGAATTTCTTGACAAAGCGTGTACTATGTACTACGAAGGGTATCCAATCCTTTCAGACGATGAATTCGATATGCTTGCTGATAAACATCAGTACAATGCCGTAGGGTATAAAGTTACTGATGCTGTTCCGCATACTTATCGTATGTACTCACTCAAGAAATGTTTTGATCTTACCGATGCTCCTCTTTCAATAGAGGATTGTATTGAGACTCCTAAACTTGATGGAGCAGCTGTGTCTCTCCTGTATGTTGAGGGTTTACTCCAGTTAGCTCTTACGAGAGGTGACGGCATACAGGGCAGAGACATCACAGATAAGATGCGTCTGCTAGTACCTGAAGAAATTAGTATTACTAATCTTGTTCAGATTACTGGTGAAGTCGTAGCTCCTAGTAGTGTTCCTAATGCTCGTAACTTCGCTTCGGGGTCGCTCGGTTTGAATGATCTTGAAGAGTTCGCAACACGTCCCCTTGCTTTCGTAGCTTATGGACAGGAAAGGGTAGTAAACAGAAACTATGATGCAACCCTTGAAGGGCTTGAACGCATTGGTTTCAATACAGCACTTTCTTTTGATTGCACTGATTATCCTACAGATGGTATAGTTTATCGTCTACGAGATAACTTTGAGTTCGAGAAAATGGGACATACCTCGAATCACCCACGAGGAGCTTTTGCCCTTAAAGAGCAGAAGATGGGTGAAATTACAACTTTGATTGATGTGGTGTGGCAGCTAGGTAAAAGTGGCGTAGTCAGTCCAGTTGGGATTCTTGATCCCATTGAGATAGGCGGAGCGACAGTGTCTAGAGCCACATTGCACAACATTGAGTATATACGTGACCTAGATCTTGAGATTGGGTGTCAAGTAGAAGTTATACGTTCTGGCGAGATTATACCTCGCATTGTCAGACGGGTTGAACCTTCGTGACCTGTGAAAAAATAATTGTTGACAG